ATGTTTCTTGCTTCTGCCATTACTTGATACCAAGTTCTTTTTCTGTTAGGACTTTAAACTCCCACATGCGGTCTTTACAAAACTCTCTTGCTGCTTCCCACTTTGCCTGATTCTTGGCATATTCATATGCCTCACCAAGATACTTTTTTGTTTGTCTCTTGGGTTTAGGTGGAGGTGAGCATTGTTTTAATGGTTTAACTTCAATCAGAGAACTTTTGATTTTACCATTAGAATCTCTATACTTAATAAAGAAGTCTGGAAAGTATCTATGGACTTTATTGTCAATTGGGGAACGATATGGAATACAAAACTCTTCCGACTGCCACTCTAATATATTTTCATTGGTGTCACAATAGACCATAAACTTACGTTCCCACAAAGAACGATAGATGATATTGGTAGGGTCGCCCTTGTATTTTTTAGGATATGAAGGTTTGTATTTTCCCTTATATGACATCTAAATAACTAAACAATCACTTATAAGATATTTAGAGTGCCTAGACCATTCCCGAAAAAAATATCTCAAATCAAACCAACACTCACAAATCTGGCACAGACATCTCATTATTTGATTGAGTTTGGCGGTTTAAAATCTGATCTTAGACAGCATCTTAAGATCAGAGGAATGGATAGTAGATATATTACAGAAAGTATTGGACTGTTATGCAATAGAGCAGTCCTTCCTGGAAGTTCACTTGCAACAGCAGATGTTGTCGGGAACTACATGGGTGTTGCCGAAAAGATGGCACACACTAGAACATTTGTTCAAATGGACTTAGAGTTCTATGTTGATAATAAGTATAACTCCTTGAAGTTTTTAGAGCACTGGATTGAGTTTATTGCTAGTGGAAGTACAACTGCTGGTGATGGTGCAGATCCAACTGATAAGGGTTATTATTTTAGGATGAGATATCCTTATGAGTATAAGTGTGACGAAACTAGAATTATCAAGTTTGAAAGAGATTATAATAGGTATGTGGAGTATAGATTCTTCGGACTGTATCCAATTTCTCTCAATTCAACAACTGTATCATATGAGGGATCTCAAATTCTAAGAGCATCTGCATCATTCAACTACGACAGATACATTGCTGGAAAGTCATATTCGTATGATGTATTCAAAGGTGAAAATAATAATAAAGATAATCCAGGTAGTAATGGTAGTGGAAGTTCTATAAATGGATTTGGTGGAAATATATCATTTGAAGATGCTATGAACATTGATATCTTTGGTGGTGCAAGTTCGTTTAGTAAGCAAGCACTTGGAAACTATTCTAACTTTGTTGGAAGTGGTTCAAATTACTTTGGATCTAATTCGAGTGTTCTGAGTGATAATCAGATTAGACAAGCGTTCATAGGAGAACGTCTCATCTGACCATCTAAATATTTTTACTGATTTGTAAGGATTGTAATGCCTTTACCAAAAATTTCTACGCCAATCTATGAGTTGGTTATTCCTTCGTCTGGAAAAAAGATTAAGTACAGACCATTTCTAGTCAAGGAAGAGAAGGTTCTGATCATTGCAATGGAGTCTGAGGATACCGCTCAGATTGGTAATGCAGTGAAAGATGTTATTAAAAGTTGTATCATCACTCGTGGTATAAAAGTAGAAGAACTCTCTACATTTGATATTGAATATTTGTTCCTCAACATTCGTGGTAAGTCTGTTGGTGAAGAAGTTGAAGTTCTTGTAACCTGTCCTGATGATGGAGTTACAAAGGTTCCAATGACAATCAACTTGGACGAAATTGAAGTTCAAATTGATGATAACCATTCCAAAGATATTAGACTTGATGATACTTTGATTCTGAGAATGAAGTATCCATCAATGGAAGAGTTTGTTAAAAATAACTTTGTCCTTGGTGATGTATCAGTTGATGATACTTTTGATATTGTCATGTCTTGTATCGAACAAGTTTATAATGAAGAAGAATCCTGGTCAGCAAAAGACTGCACTAAGAAAGAACTGAGAGACTTTGTAGAGCAACTGAGTTCAAAACAATTTAAAGAAATTGAGAATTTCTTTGCTACAATGCCTAAGTTGTCTCATACAATTATTGTAAAGAATCCAAACACTGGTGTTGAAAATGAAGTTGTTTTGGAGGGTCTAGGAAGTTTTTTCGCGTGAGTATGGCTCATACTGACCTTGAGTCATACTTTCGTGTCAATTTTGCCTTGATGCAACACCATAAATATAGCTTGACAGAGTTAGAAAATATGATACCTTGGGAGAAAGAAGTATACCTTGCTTTCCTCCAACAGTACATTGAGGAAGAAAACCTAAAAGCACAACAAATGAATGGTTGAAGTATCTCCATTAGTCGGTAGAACACCAAGAGTATCCGCTGCTGCCTACACTGGCAGAGCGGTTCCTCCTGCTCAACCAGATCCAGTGACAACTGGTCTCATTAACAAGAACTCATTACAGTTAGCAGTCGTATCTAATCAGATACAAGGAATGGCTGCTCAGATGAACTCTCTTGCAGGTTCATTGCAAGTCATCGCAAGTAGTATAGCAACTACACAGTCGATAGAAAGGCAGAGAGAAGCACAAGAGCAAGAATTAGAAAGAAGACTTGCAGAGCAAAAACTGCGTGAAGGAAAAGAGAGTGTAATAGAAAGGAAAATACAGGCAGCAGCAATTGCTCCTGCACAAAAACTTGCTGGAAAGGCACAGTTCACTCTTGGAAGACTGGGGCAATTCTTCACAAGTTTACTTGGTGGATGGTTACTTGTTAAAGGTGTAGAAACACTCAAAGCATTGGGTGAAGGTAATAATGAGAAGTTAAATGATATCAAAAACAATGTTCTAAAAAATCTTGCATTAATCACTGGTATCTTTGTTGGATATAAAGGTGGTCTTGCATTATTGACTACTGCATTTTCTAGAATTGGTGGAAGACTTCTTGCAGTTGCTGCTGCTGGTTTGTTTGTAAAACCATTCACGGACTTCATCAAGTTTATCACATCAGCAGCAGAGAGTGTATTAGATAAAGCAGGTCTTGGTGGTATTATACCCAAAGAAGAACCAGAAATAGATCCTGGTGCTCCACCAACAGCAGCAAATATTGAGGCAGGTCAAGCACCAACAGAAGCACCTTCTGCTTCCAATAATAGTAATAATTCTTCTTCTAGTCCACCCGCAAGTTCCAATCAAGCAAACTTAGAAGGAACTGGTGGACCTTCCTTAACAATGCCCACCGAATCTTTATTAGGCGATAGTGTATTTGGTGAAGGATCTGAATCTAAGTTCACATTCAATATGTTTGGTGGTCCAACAGTGGATCTATCAAAACCTGTTGGTTCAGAAGCAAAATTAGAACCAACAGAAACGGCAATGGGGCAAAAGGTTGCCGAAGGTGGTGAGAGTAAAGAACTAGATGCAAGTAAACCTGCAAAGTTTGGTGAGAGTTCACTTCAAGCAGAATCGACAGCAGAGACGAATACAGATCCAGCAAACGTTCCATTGCAAGGAGATCCTTCAAAAGGATTGAAACCAGGTCAGATTACTCCTGGTGATAAAACACTTCTTGAAATGGGATTCACTGTTGGTGAAGTTGAATCGTTTGTCGATGCTGAGAAGTATATTGGTAAACTTGGAAAACTTCCATCCGACATGTTTACTCCCATGAAGAAGGATAAAGAAGTTGCAGAAAAGGTTGGTCCTGCACCAGAACCACCAGTGAATGTAGTTCCTGTTCCTACTGGTCAGGGAGCAGCAAAACCAGAACCAGTTCCTGCTGGAATGGGTCCAATTAATAATGCACCATCATTTGCAACGAGCAACAGTGATAACATCTATATTCTTGGAGCAATGTCAAACTTTAACGTAGTAATGGCATAATGGCAAAAGCACAACAGTCACTCCTAAAAAATAGTTCTAGTATTGAAAATATTAAGGATTCTCTGAATGCTTTCGGTACAAGTCTGAGGAAAGCAAACTCAACATCATCTAACATTGTTAAGAGTCTCTATAAAGGAAATAGAGACAAGAAGCGTGCAATGATAAAGCAGAGAGAACTGTTTCAAAAAAGAAGAGAAGCAGTTCAAAGAAGAGAGCAAGAGGATGTAGTTGAAGCAGGAAAAGTAGGTTCGGTATTCAGAAGAACTGGAAAGGTAATATCCGGTAGTACCAAGGGATTTCTTGGTAGAATTATGGATTTTGTTGGTAATATCATGCTTGGATGGTTGGTCAACAATCTCCCAAGAATTATCAAAGGTGCAGAAGATTTAATTGGAAGAATTCAAAATCTGATAGGGGTTTTAAGTTCTTGGACAAATGGATTGGGGAACTTCTTCGTCGATTTTACGGCACAACTTGATGGAGTATTGGGTAGAAATAATAATTTATCCATTGATAAGGATAAAAGAGATGCCGACAATGCGGAAAAAGATCTTGAAGGTGGGGTGAATAAAATGATTCAAAATATGGAACAGATGGTCACATCTCTTCTTAGATTTGATCTTCTAAAAATACTTGGATTAAAGACAGATAAAAAAGAAATAGATTCAACAAAACCACCTAGTGCAGGATCGGAAGCACCAGGTGGTGGAACTTATGGTGATTCTGGTGATTCTGGCGATTCGGGAAGTTCCAGTGGTAGTGGTGCAAGAGGAAACTTTGGACCACGTACTTTAGCACTTCTTGATACTCTCGCAATGGCCGAGGGTACAATTGGACAACAAAATAGTGGATATAATACACACTTTGGTTTTGATCAAACTGAAGACCTAAGTGCTCATCCAGGAATTATTAAGGGTACTGGTAAACTTAGAAGTGATGCTTTTGGTAGATATCAATTTTTATCTCCAACTTGGAAGAGTCTTGGTGGTGCTGTTAAAAGTGGTCCATACTCAGGAGGTGGCATGGATATGTCGCCCGCTAATCAGGATAAAGGAGCGGTCATTCTTATAAACAGAAGATTGGGATTAAGTAGTGCCGGAGAGTTGGAAAAATTATTAGAGAAAGAAGGTCTTTCATCTAGAATTATCTCCCGTCTTAGCGGAGAGTGGGCATCATTTCCTGGCAATAACTACGGACAACCTACTAAAAAACAAAGTACTCTCATTAGTTTTTACAATAAAAAGGTAAAAACACAACCAACAAGACAAACACAACAAACCACAGGACCAGCACCAAGAATAGACACCAGTAAAAGGTATAAAGTAGGTGATGATGTTTCATCAACTCTTGGTGCTTCTGCAAGAATCACTTCTTTGAAGGGATCAAGAGAATCTTTCAGATCAAAACCACACGGAGGTCTTGATATTGCTTGTGATCCGAATCTTTATATTTCATTGAGAGTAGATGCAGAAGTAGTTGCTACTCAACGTGGTGGTGGATATGGTAATCTGATTGATGTTTGGATTCCATCGTTAGGAATCCAACTGAGATTTGCACACAATACCAGAATCCTGATTAGTTCTGGAAAAATACCTGCTGGAACTTCTTTTGCAACCACTGGATATACTGGAAACGTAAGACCAAAAGGACCACAAGGTTCGCACATTCACTTGGAAGCAGATTCTAAGAGAGGTGGAACGACATATGGTGGTAGCACTTCACCAGCACCTTATGTTTCACTGATTCGTTTGACTAATGCAAAGATTGAAGGAAAAAAATCAGGAGCACCAGAATCTAAGACAGGAGCTGGTGGACCAAGTTTGGAAAGTATACCAACTCAAACTGGTGTTGCAGAAAAAGTTACACCAGAAAGAAGAGGAAAAACAGTAACAGTTCCAATGCCTATGGGTGGAGGAGCACAACCATCGGCATCAGCACCACAAGGCGAAGGTGGTGGTAAGACTAAAATATCATTGGGTGGTGATCAGTTAAATAGTTTTGTAACTAAAACGCTCCTGAAAGAATTGGAGTATGTGTAATGCCAGCAGTAGATAGTTCAATATATGAAGAGATTCTGATTGAATCTAACGATCAATCTAATAGTGTTGATTTAAGACTTGGTATTCAATCAATCGATTATTATGAGGATATTTTTTCTCCAACAATCACTGCCAAGATGGTTGTTACAAATACAGGTAACACTGTCAATGGTCAATCAATCTATCAGGGATTGCCATTGAGGGGTGGAGAAAGAGTTTCTATGAAAATTGCAGGAAATACTGCATCTAATCCTGGATTAAATTTCTCTTTCTATGTTTCTAGTATCTCCAATGTAATTAGTGGCGATCAACTAGAAACATTCGTATTAAATCTTTGCTCACGAGAAGCGATCACGAATGAGACTGCAAGAGTTGTAAAGAAGTATCCAACTTCTTCCCCAATCTCTGCTTCTGCTGAGGACATAATCAAATCATATCTTCAAACATCTAAAAAATCAACTATTGATCCAACTTCTAATAAGTATGGATTCATTGGTAACATGAGAAAACCTTTTACGGTCTTGACTTGGTTGGCATCAAAGGGTGTCCCAGATAGTAAAGGTGATGCAAGTGCTGGTTATGTTTTTTATGAGACTCAGGATGGATATAATTTCCGTGCATTAGATAAATTGATTACACAGGAGAAGTCAGCAACATATAACTCAATAGAAGTTGTAACGCCAGATTCTCCAAACAAAGACTTCGAGATTTTATCTTATATTACTAACCGCAACCAAAACATGTTGGAGAAGTTGAGGTTGGGTGCCTTTGCAAGTCAAAGAATGTTCTTTAACCCAAATACTTTCGAATTTACTGATCCAGCAAAGGGATTATTTAAATTGGAAGACTATGCTGGAAAATCAAAGAATCTTGGTAGTAAGATAACACTACCAAAAGTGAGTGAAGGATCTAATCAGACTCTTGGTGATATCCCCACTAGAATGATTACTGGTATCATTGATATTGGTACATTGGAAAAGGATGTATCTGTTGATGAAAATGCTGACCCATTTAAGTATCAGTCACAAGCACTGATGAGATATAATGTTCTGTTCACTCAGACATTGACAATGACTGTCCCCTTAAACACAAACTTGAAGGCAGGTAATATCATTGAATGTCTCTTTCCAAAGACAACGACATCGAAAAACAAAGAATATGATCAGGACCAAAGCGGTCTATATATGATTAAAGAACTGTGTCATCATTTTGATACGGAGGGTTCTTATACCTCTATGAAGTTGATTAGAGATACATTTGGTCAATACGGCAAAAATAACAAAGAAGGCTGATGCTAGAAGAGTCTTTACTTAAAACTAATTTTATTGGCAGAGACGGATTCCGTTGGTGGATCGGTCAAATTGCACAGGATTCCTCACAAGGTAGTCAGAACGATGGCGGCGGATGGGGAAATCGTTTTAAGGTTCGTATTCTTGGATATCATCCTTATAGTACAGCAGAACTTCCCGATGAAGATCTACCTTGGGCAAATGTACTTCTTTCACCAACCGATGGATCTGGTGCTGCCAATAGAGGTAAGACTGTAAGATTATCACCAAGTGATACTGTATTTGGATTCTTCCTGGACGGAGACAACGCTCAGATCCCTGTTATATCTGGTGTATTTGGTAGAACAAGTTCTGTTCCATCAACAGAATTTAAGAGTCCATTCGTTCCTTTTACTGGATACACTGGTAAAATCAAAAATGATGGGAAATATTTTGTAAAGAATGAAGCAAACGAACAGAACACTCAGTCACAGAAGTCACCAAGATCAGTATCTCCACAAGATGCAAAAAGATTAAGTGGAACTGGTGGACCAAGTGCAGGAGAACGTTCTGCCTATAATGGTATTGGTGACAAGGTAGTAGCAGCAAGTGCATCAGAGGCAGGAGTTATCACTAAGATTAAAACAGAAGTTGAAAACTTTGTTAATAAAATTCAATCAATCACAAGTGATGTAACTAATGCTGTTGGAAAGGCAAAGCAGTGGATCAATGGTGAGATTAGTAAGATCACTGCAAAGATTCAGAAAGTAACTTCTGGTCTTGTCAACAATATGGTGAAGAATCTTTATACTGCATTAGAACCAGTTTTTAGTGCTGGTCTTAAATTACTCTATAATACAGTATATCAAATTGTTCTTGCACTCACTGGAAATCCAGTTTCTGCACACTTAGCAGGAGTAGCAGCACAAAAGGCAATGATCAACCCAGTAAAAGCAATTGCAGATGCTTTGCCTTGTATTGCCAACTCAATCATTGGAGGTCTTGCCAATACAATTAAGGGAGTATTATCAAACGTAGCAGAAAATATCACAAACTTTGTTTCATGTATTGGTGATCAAGTTGTCGGTGCTCTGATGAATCACATCATCGGTGGAATCACTAAGTTTATTCAACCACTTCTTGGTGCAGTTGATAAGATTCTGATGGGATTCAGTCCACTGAACTGGTTGAGATCAACAGCAGATGCAATCTTGAACCTAGCAAGTTCTTTATCTTGCGAAGAAGTTGCACCAGAGTTTAATTCACCAACTAATGAGTGGGTTATCGGTAAGGGTGCAAGTGACAACACTGGTGTTCCAATCAATGAAATTTTAGATGCTGCAAACAATGCAAATAGTATTGCAGAAACAATCATCAATGCCGGACAAGATATCTCAGAGATTGCTGGTTCACTTGGAGTGTTTGACTTTATGAATCCAAGTGTTTCTGTTCCTGGATTCCAAAGTGCTCTTGGCAAGTGTTATGCTGGTCCTCCACAACTTGGTGGGTGTGGTGGAACAAAAATCAAGATCTTTGGTGGATTTGGTAAAGGTGGAACAGCAAATGCAATCATTGGTGCAATCAAACAGGTTGCAAATGGTGGAAGAGGTATTACTGGAAGTCTGATTGGTGTTGATCTTGTCAATGGTGGTGGAGGATATACATTCCCACCATTTGTAGAGATTGTTGATGAATGTGGTAGTGGATATGGTGCTATCGCTAGATCTGAAATCGATTATGATGAAACTTCACCAACCTATGGTCAAATCACTAACATTTATGTTGTATCTGAGGGCGAAGGTTACGTTCCTGGAAATGAGCAAGATGATTATGTAAGAGATGATGCAAATGGACCTGTCATTGTAGATCCTGGAACTGGATATGATCCAAATGACACCATTGTAGATGATAATGACAATCATTATACCATCGAAGTTGATAATGATGGTGGAATCATCAAAGTTAATAGAACAACCAATCCAACAACTGGTGCTATTGAGTTTGATTCAATCAACGATACTATTACCTACGACATCAATACAGAGACTGGTTATGGTGCAAGACTGAAACCAAGACTGATCAAGAGACCAATTGAACCACAAGGTGAGGTCAAGCAGGTTATTGATTGTATAGAATAAATAATCAAAAAGCAATATGGCAACACAGAATTGGCAAAAAAGGCAGTTCGAAGCGTTCAGTCCCAATTTCAGGATTGACACTAGCAATCCTTCTATGGGATATAATGGTTCTGAGGTTTATGATTTTTATGCCACCAATGAAGAAGGTGACGTTTCTCTTATTGGAATGTCCGAAGGTGGAATTTTACACATCTATAATGATAGAACCATTGAGATTATTGGTGGACAGAAGTCAGAAGAAACTGGTGTAGACATCTGTATCACCGGAAAGAATGGTGATGTTTGGATTACTGCCATGAAAAACGGTCAAGTAAGAATCCGTGGAGCAAACGTTGTTGTTGATGCTGATGAAAATCTTACATTAAGAGCAGGAAACAACATTAAGATTGAGGCAGGCAATAAACTAGATATGAAAGCAAGTATTGCCAACTTGGATGCAAAGGAAGGAAATATGGTTGACAAAGAAGTTTCGTTTATGGGTAAAGCATTTGAAGGAACTTATGTTCAAGATGAAGCGATGAGTCTTGTAGGTAAATCTCTCACTGGCGGTCTACTCTAATGGTATTTGATCCAAATACTCTTTCTGGTCTGAGAAACTTTAACGAAGATGTCTACTTTAACAACAAAGTAACATTCTTCAAAAATGCAATTTTTCAAGAAGATGTTACTATCAATGGAGTAATTCGTACAAAAGATATAATTGGATCTTTCAGTGGCGATGTAACTGGAAATCTAACTGGCAATGTTATAGGCGACGTATCTGGAAGTGTAAGTGGTAGTTTAAATTCTCTTGGAATCTCAACGGTTAAAGATATTCGCATAACAGGACAACTATACGATGGTGATAATGATCCAGGTCTTTCTGGACAAGTATTAGCATCCGATGGTACAGATTTAGTTTGGATTAATACTAGCGATGCTAATGTTGGATCTGCTACTAGTGTTGGTGTCAATCTAGACTCTACTGATAGTAATCAGTTTGTTGCGTTTGTTGGTGAAAGTAGTGGCACTAATCCAATTAGAGTAGATACTGGATTTACTTATAATCCTTCATCCAATACACTTTCTGCTGGAACATTCAGTGGATCCGGAGAATCTTTAAGTTCTTTAAATGCTTCCAATCTTTCTTCTGGAACAGTGCCAGCTGATAGACTTCCAGCAACACTTCCCGCATCATCTGGCACTAACTTAACCAATTTAAATGCTACTAATCTTTCTTCTGGCACTGTAAACGTCAATCGTCTTGGAACAGATGGCACCAGAGACAGTACCACATTTTTAAGAGGTGATAATACTTGGCAAGAAGTTAAACAAACCTTCGATATTGTATCTAAAACTTCTGCTTATACTTTGGCGGTTGGGGATGTTGGATCTATTATAAGTATAACTACAGGAGGAGTTACTGTACCAACAGCAGTATTTACTTCTGGTGATACTATACTAATATACAACAATTCCACATCATCACAAACTATTACTCAAGGAAGTAATGTAACTTTACGACTTCCTGGAACTTCTGAAACTGGAAATAGAACAATACAGCAAAGAGGTTTAGTTACAGTTTTATGTTTAGCAAGTGATGAATTCCTAATCACTGGTACTGGATTATTATAATTTTATGTCTATTGCATCCATTCCTCATTTATTGTCTTCTGAATTGGTACATCATATCACTACCAATCAGGAAAATTTAAATCTCCAAACATTATTTGGAGCAAGTAAATACTCATCAAGTATTAATAAAAGAGTTATCATTGCTAGTGGTGTGACGATTGGTGCTACTAGCACTGGAAATTATGCTTTGAATATGCCATCTGGACTAGGTGGAAGACTTGTCTTAGTGAATGAGGGTTCTATCCTCGCAGCAGGTGGTGCTGCAAACGGTGGGACTGGTGGAAATGCTATCAATGCTGGTTCCTCAAATATCTTCATTGATAATCGTGGTTATATTTACGCTGGCGGAGGCGGTGGTGGCCGCGGCGGTAATGGTGGTAATGGTGGAAGTGGTGGTCGCGGTGGTGATGGTGGCGGTGGATATTATCAAACATCTTATTCATATAACTGCGATTATTGCAACGCTGGTGGTGGTAGTGGATTTCACTATTGTGGAAGTTATAGTGGAGCATGTTCTTGCCAAAACCCAAGTGCTTACAGTTGCAATTGTACCAATCCAAACTATGGATTTAGTGGTCCCTTATGGGCGTGCTGTAACTGCACTTGCTGCTATCGTAGAACTTGCAGTGGAACCAATACTTACTATACCTCTGGCGGTACTGGTGGAAATGGTGGTTCTGGTGGTGGTGCAGGCACTGGTGGTGATGGTGGTGCTGGAAGAGGATATAATAATTCTTCGTTAAATGGATCATCTGGTTCCTCTGGTGGTTCTGGATCCGCTGGTGCTAATGGTACTAGTGGAGGAACTAATGCAGGATCTGGTGGACAGGGTGGAACGGGTGGAAATGGTGGATCTGGTGGAAATGGTGGATCTGGTGGAGATTGGGGACAAGATGGATCCTCAGGTTCATCAGGAAATTCTGGAAACACCGGTGCTACTGGAAACAGTGGAGGAAATGGAAACCGCACAGTAGGTTCTGCTGGTTCTGCTGGTAGTGGCGGATCTTCTGGTTCTTCCGGTAATGGTGGTGGTCAGGCTGGATTTTATATTGTCAATAATGGAAACGTTACCTGGCTTGCAAATGGTACAAGAGCTGGTAGAATAGGATAAATATTTTTATATTTTACAATATACAATGAAGTACACGATTCAAGAAGTGCTGCCTGGTCA